CGGTCTCGCCCGAAAGGGAGGGGCGACCCCTCCCGCGCTTCACAGATGACTCCACGCTCAGGTCCAGCCCTTCTCGCCGATGCGGCGGGTGGCGACCGTGTCGTTATGCTCATTGCAGATCACGATCCGGTGATCTATGAATCCACCGCCGAATTCCTTGGTGGCCTCTCGCTTGGCCTTGGTCAGACTACCCTCGATTTCGATAATCCGGGCCTGACCGATCGAATGGTGCGTAATGGTCGCTTTGTACTTCGCCACTTTCGTCTCCCGCCAGAACCGCTCCGGCATGCTCATTAATATACACCGATATTCAGCAGAGTCAAGCTATTTCGGTGTATTTAATTCGTGACCCGCTTCCTGTGGTGGAGCGCGCCTACCGACAACCTGCCGGCATTCAGGACAGATACGTGTTGGCGTGCTCAGCGGCCCGCCAACGTCCTTATAGGTGCGCCCGTGGATGATGTCCTGGATACTCTTGCGGTTGCATCCCCAGAAGAACGCGAGTTGCTTCTGGCCCGCCCCGGCCGCGTAGGCGTTGCGGATCTCGAGCACCTGGCCCGGAGTGAATCTAGCCTTCATGACCCGCGTCCACGGTTGGATCAGCTCGCTCGACAGTGATTTCGAGACGCTTTAGCAATTCGTCGAGTTCCTGCGATCCCCAGATATAGTCCATGGTCTGGCCAGCATCCTTCTCTTCACCAGTGATGTCGGCCGCGGCAGTTACGACTGCATCCAACATGGCGTGTTGTCGGTCGCCTACCGCACGTAACCCAATGAGTTGATAGTACTGAGCCTGAGTAATTGTCTTCATTTGTCGAACCCTAGTAGTGGCGGCATCTTGCCGTCTTTGTACGCCTGCCCGATCTGTGGAAGTGCCGCCTCCGCCATCGTGCGGCCGTCTGGCAGCACCACGTGAGCCATGAACGACTCTTCGAAGGTCTCGATTCCGGTGGCCACGGCTTCCAGCTTCGCCTTGATGCATAGATTGAGAGCGCGCCAGCGGCGGCGCGTCTCGCGCTCCTTGGCGCCATCCTTCTTCATCCCCTTCAAATCGGCATCGGTTGGCATCGGCAAAACAAACTTGATATGCCTGCCCTGAGCACGAAAGACCACCACAGCAGCGGTGTCGCGCCACCCGTAGCCAAACTGATCGGCGCCGAACTTGGTCAGCGTTCGCTCGATTTCAGCCTTCGAACGCTCGGCCGGAACCTCGGTGCCTTCGGCAAACTTAGCCACCTGGACCACCTTCTGCGCTGGGAGCATGCCTGGTGCTCCAGCATTTGAAACACACCTGAAGGGGACTACCGAAAGCATCCTTTCGCCAATCGTGTAGGCATTTTGGATCCACGATTCTCGCCTCATTGATCGCGGCCTTATTCATCCTTCTACTCGCCAGCGTTTCCATTGTCCGAAGCTCGCTTGCGTCCGGCGAAGACGGCGCGCTCAATCTCCAGAATCAGCGAATGGCTGGCATCAGGCGATAGTGATATGACCTCGCCGTTGGCCACAATCGAGAAATTCCACGTCAGCTGATCGAACGCAATCGCCAGCTGTCGCGGCTTCGACTCGGCAACCGGTCCGGTGATATAGAGGGCCATCATTTCTCCTGTATGCCAGCGGTGGATGTATGAGCGTTCGCCTTGGAGCGGGCTATCGTGGCATCGCGCAGCGCATCGGCACCGGCCTTCATGCCGTCGATATACAGCTCCTCGAGCCGGCGCAGTAGCTCCAACTCGCTGAGTGCCGTAATACCGCAGGCGGCTTTCATGACCTTCAGCTTGATGTCCATCACGTCAATCATGTTGACCACCGTCGTGCTGTAGATGTTGTCTATGGACCACGTGGCTCATCCTTGTTTGGATATGGGAACGCATACCGCTTCAGCGCTTCGACCAGATCGTCCCATCGAAGTGGTGCCGATCAGGGTGCGCGCAGGCTTCGCACAGATCCTCGGGGACACGCTCATTTGAGGTGAGCGTCTCATTTGCCATTGGATAACTCCTGTCCAATCTTCTTTACCAACCGCTGCCGTGCTGAATCCGCTTGAGACTGGGTAATGACGCGATGAAGGAAGCATGTCGTAATGGCATCGGCCACGTGTTGCCAGCGCCGCGCATCCTTGACTTTCCAACCGCTGATGCGTCCCTTGCGTAACTGGCTGGAGATCGTGTCCGAGAATGCTCCGAACGCCAGCTTAAAGCGAGCACGCTCATCCGATGGACGGGAGTCGTTCATAGATACTCTGCCGGGTCGTAATCTTCTTCGCGCCCATCGTGGCAAGCGCACGAGCATGGACCGCCATCCATTTCAATCTCTCGGGCAGTCTGCACGTCGTTCGCGTCGTTCGAGGGATAGCGACTCTGCCAACAGTCGTATGCGTCCGTTGAATGGCAGGCGCAGCGCTTCTCTTCGGTGTGCTGCTCACGGCTCATTGCTTGCTCCTTAACACGTAGTAAGTGCCACGTCGTATTTCTTTAGCGAGTTGCTGTGCCGTTCTAGTTAAGGTCGCGGCGGCTTTAGTTCTGTTGTCGTTGGCGTCGTCGAGAGCAAATGCAGCAAGCATCCGAAAGCAGACCGAGCTTGCATGGCCTGGGCAGCAAGTACGATCTTGCAGCACAAGCCGCAACTCGTTAGCGAGCTGCTCCATTTCCGCTTCTGACATGGTGGCGCGCTCATCTGCAGGGATGGAGTCTTGGCTCATGGCGCCTCCCAGGTCGGACAGTCGGCTACATCTGCTATGTTCTCCACTCGTAGGTCACCTGTACGCATGGCCACAAATGCCGGGTCGCCAGGCTCGTGTCGCGGAGTCTTCGCGAGCGTGACCGGATGGGAGCACGACACCCAGTCTGTCACCGACCAGATGTAAGTGTTGTGCTTGCAGGTCCGGCAATCGTGGACCATCGCAGTGGAAGGAATGTTGTCTGCCATGCTCAGTACTCCGTACAGGCGAATAGCTCGGGCCTGTGGAGACCTTCCGCTACGCGTCGCGCCAATTCCTCACTGAACGACCGGCGCGGCCCTCTGATTGGCAGATCGCCCTCATCCGTATCAACGAACTGCAGCCGATCCATATCGGCATCCGTGAGTTCGTGTGCGTCATCTTTCTCCACTGGCTCGCCGGTTACCCGAGTGTAATCCTCGATTGCTTCGGCCATTGTTCGTGCAACCCACCATTCGCAGTCGGTGAGTTTGAAGACACGCCAGGGTAGCGGCGTGGTCATTCCGGGGGTCTCCTGCACGGAGAGCAGGGTCTCAGTGGTAAGCGGCTCGCTGGTGGATGTGGTCATTTCTTCTCCTCGGCTTTGGGCTTGCGGCCCATGCAGCGCACACCAACTACGAATTTGAACTCGCCGTCTCCGGGCCATTGCTCCACCTGTACGCCGCCGATGACCAAGATGCTGCCGCCCTTGGATTCGACGTATCGGCGCACGGCTCGATAGAGTTGACCGGTTGGAGTGCGGTCACCCGCCAATGGATCGCGCTGCTTTTTCTTCGTTTTGACCTTCACGGCTTGAACTCCACGACTTTCTGTTCTGAGCGCGGTAGCATCTGGCTTGCCTCCACGCGATCGATAACTCGTTCGCCAGTCGGCAGCAGCATGTGTGGCATGAACACGGCGTCGAAACTCAACACGCCGCACTCGATCGCCGTGACTTGGCCCTTAACCCAGTCGCGCAGGACCGAGCACACGGCTACCCGGCCTATCTCCAGCGCCTTCCTGTCGTACGCCTGCCGGTCATTGCCGCGAACCGTGGCCCAGGGGTGCGCCTTCTGCCACGCCGCCGCGTAGCCCTTCCAGGAGGCTTCCAGAGATATCGTACGGTCACGCCATTTGAACTGAATAACCGTCATGCCACGCTCGGCATCTGTCATATGGCCAAAGGACTGACAGCCGAACTTGCCGAGGATCTTCTGGATTTCCAGCAGTGCTTTGTCGCCGCTGGTGGCCGTCTCGTAGGGGATCGTCGCCATTAGACTTGCTCCTCGGCCATACGATGTTAGTTGATGACGAACGGGCCGCGTTTCAACATCATGACGGATGTCTCCTCGCCATACGCGAATCCATCGGGACGAATGACTCGTCTCGTGCACATCCAGTAGGGCGTTGCGCCATCGAGAGCAGCGTCGTAGGCCATGTCATATCCATGGCTCACACACATTCTCTGGCTGGAATCGTATTCAGCAAAGAACGCACGATCGTGTTCACGCTGTATGCGCCATTGGCAGGTTACGAATCCGAGAGTGCTGCCGAGGACGGCAGAGAGTAGAAACCATGTGAATATTTTCATGATGTGCGCCATTACCAAATCAAGTCTTCCCAGTTCTTCCGCCCATCCTCGAGAGTGCGTTCAAACTCGCGATTCACTGCGGCCAGTACTCGCACAAGCCAGCTCGGTAGTTTCATAGCTCCGGCTCCCCATGGCTCAAACACTCGGGATTGTCTATCTCAAGAGGCAACGCGCAGACGAGGCACCGTGGAGGATCGGGTAGCTCCGTGATGACATCCCAGATCCGTTTGCTCGCGTAGAGACTCACCAGGGCAAAAAGTCCCCAGCACACGTAGATTGGTATCATGGCCTTCTCCTAAGATCGAAGAACCCAGCTCTCCGGAGCTGTCTCTCAGCTTTCCATAGAGCCAACCGAGGGAAGAGCGCTTCAAGCGCATCGTCCAAGGCAAACTCAAGGGCAAGGGCAATCCCGCGGATCGGGGATCGGCGAATGAGAAGCCGTAGCTCGTTCATGGGGACTTCTTACGTGCGAGAAGAGGGCGCCGCACCGGTTGCGAAGGCGGAACGACTACATCCGGCTCAGCGGGCCATTCGAGGTTTTCAAGGAGCCAGGCCGTCCAGATTTTGGCTGACTTTCGATTACGAGCCAGAAGCCGGCGACGGTGAACGGTGCGCCAGTAGTACTCCCGATGGTAGGTCGCGGCGTGCCTCATGCGCGCCCCCGTAAAATATTTTCAGCGGATCGCGAAGCGAGGTCGCAGATTACCCGGCCTTGTACTCCCACTCCTGGGGTAGTGGCTGATCCTCTTCGTATCCACCAGCCTCCAGAAAGGCGATCTCTTCCTTGAGCGCGGCATTCTCGTTTCGGTAGGCCGAGAGCTGGGCCTGAGTGAGCTGAATAGCGAGCACGTCCCCGGGGGTCGCTATCCAATTCTCTGGAGAACAGAGCTCGCCGCGGCCACTGATATGCCAGCCGGACCACCTCGGATGGAAGCAACCCAAATCGCGCCGGAGTACCATCAGCGCGGTTTCCGGCGGGACAACTTGTCCGCGCTTCCAGCGTGTGGCCGTCTTCAATGAGATTCCGCATAGTCGCGCTATCTCATTGATATTGAAGAAATCGAGTTCAGGCGGACGCGTGGCCATTTGGCCACGGTACCCGATAACTCTATTTTACGTAATATACAGTGTGCGCGCATAAGCAGAATCAATGCCCTTACGTTTAGTTGTTAAACCAACATCTTAAAGTTATATCGTCAGTTTTGCGACAGTAGACAATCTGTCTGAGCGCAGACTGGCGATCCGCTGCTTACGTTGCGTTGTGATGTAGCGACAGACGGTCGCGACATGGATCCCGAACTCGGCGGCGCACTGCTTAAGCGTGGCGCCTTCTCGGCGCCTCTGCCACAGTCGCTGCATCTGTTCATGCGCTAGTGAGTAGGGGCGCCCGAGGTTGCCACGCTCATCCGCAGCGGTATTGGTCCAACGGTCCACCATATTGTCGGCACGAGAGCCGAGATACATATGATCGGGGTTACAGCAGATCGCCTGTAGCTCACACACCTGCTTGCTCTTATGGTTAACGCACAGTCCATCCCGTATAGGACCGTGGGTGAGAATCCATGCTTTGCGACTCGAATGAATCGCCAGGCTGTCGAGCGTGGTCAGCCCGTGACCGCTCGGCTTGGTATAGCCCAGCCACGGCCAGCATTCCTCGGGGGAACCCTTCAGGACCTTGTCCCAGAATCGCCGCTGCTGTCGCATATTAATGACTAGATCACGTGGAACATCTTTTTCAGCGGTCATGACTTATCCCTCGCAACCACCAATATCCCCTCACTCACCAACTGAATCAGCGTGAGCGCACACAGCGTCAAAAATTGCTCGCTGTGGTCGTACTTCAGATCCTTGTTTCGGGAGAGCGTGTCCATTTCCAGATGACACTCCTGGCACAATCGAGCATGGATCAGATCCGACACCTTGATGCCGTATCCGCCTCCAAAAGCCTCTCTACGCACCCCCGTGTAATGGCAGCCGACTACCCCCTCGATCTGCCGCTTGCACCGGACACAGGGCTTCCCGTTCGCGCTGGCGAGCAGTTTTGGAGAGCGGAAGACCTGGACCTTGATCATGCGGCTTGCTTCGATTCTTCGAGTAGTCGCGCTACTGCAACCGTAAGATTGATGCCAGGGAATATCTCGTGGAACCGAGCGGCTTGGAATTCGTCCAGCTCGATGGTGATTTTCAGTCCCCCATCGGCGGTCGTTCGATAGCCTGAGAGAATCCCCATGATGGCCATTGGATCGGTCACGCTGCCTCCAGAGAAAAGGTTGAGTTGTAGCCTCTACGAATCTGCCATGCCCGAAGGAAACATCGGAACACTTCCCAGCCATCTTGAATCTCACACTCGTCCCATTCGCGCACTCGGATTAGACCGGGCACCCGAATACTCACGAAAACATTCAAACACTCGGCTTTGGGTATGCGGAAGCCTTCCCTATAAGCGGCAAGCTGAGAGGCGTGCTCAGGATAGGCGAGATCCTTTGCTTGCTTTTCGGGGCCGAAATCCTTGCACTTGAAGTCGAGTACGATCTGTAGAGATCGGTTCAGGAGATCGCACTTCCCTCCGAATCCCAGAGGGTGAGCAAAGGAGCGCTCAGCCTCCCACGGAAGCGACGGCTGCGGATAACGCTGCTTCAGCCATTCCGTGAAAGGAAGAACGTAGGGCATATCTTCGGCGGCTGTCGGCTGACCCTCGAAATATCCCTCAAGGGCAGCATGAATCTGTGTCCCTCTGGCTGCGGCGTTCTTCGCTTGCTGTTGAGAGTCTTCCCGAGCCCGAATCAAGAAAGCCTCTTCGGACTCGTCCTTCAGTCGCGGAAGAGTGAGCGCAGAGAGCAGTGCTTGCTCGATCTGCCACTTCACCAAAATAGGTTTGTGTTCCATACCCGCAATAGTCGAGACACCCGGAACCAGGCCAAGGGAACGAGCATCCCGGAGGGTTACAGGGCGCATCAGCCCGTTACCCTTGGCCCGGATTTCATACACTGGAGCACCATCCTTCGCATACCAATGACCAGCCTCGCTCGGGCGACCGGTCGAAGTGTCTTGTGCGATGATGGCCATCAGAAAGGGATATCGTCGTCAAAATCACCGGCCGGAACCGAAGCATTCGCGGCATGCGCACTAGGGGCGGCAATCCGGGTTTCGAGTTTTTCCTTGATCCAGTTCGGAAGGTGCTCGTAAGCCTCAGGATCTGGATCGTCCAAGGAATACACCACGACTCCAACTTCTGATTTCGCGCCCCGCGCGCGTTCCCGTTGATCGCGGCTAATGCCCATGATACCTGTGATATTGGCGTAGGTCTTATTCCCGCTCTCCTTGTGCTGGACCATGATCTGACAGCAGGTCCCTGCGATTTTCGTCACATCAAACCCGCGCAGTTCTTCGGGAGTAAAGGCTTTCCCCCTCCAGTTTTCGAGATCCTTTCGCAAGTTGGCTTTTTCCGAGAGAGAGAGCGTATAGGTGCGACCAATGGAACAGGGGCCTTCTACCTGTCTACCGTCCTTTTCGTAGGTCACGCGCTCGTCGGGGACTTCCCACCTCAGATAGATTTGATGTTGGGATTTCGCCTCGCCTTTAAAGGTGGTTTCTTGGATACCGAGATCCACCACCATGTTACAGATCGCGAAATGACACCCGGCAGGGACCTTTTTGAAATCCTTGCCTCCGTTATCTTCAGCGATGATCGCCATCGTTCGTCTCCGTTCGTAATGCGGCCTCAGCCGCGAGTTGAATCAACCAGTCGAAATAACCGGGATCAGCTTTGAGTGCGGCTTCCTCCTCTCGATAGCGACGCTCTTGGAGTTCTTGTTCGGCCCAGGCAGCATCGATCTCGTCTTGAAGATCCTCATCCACAATCGCTCCCCATCGGATCGCGGTCTAGCGGATCAGGCAGAAACCGCGACATCTGCGCGTCATAGGCATCCGCGCAATCGATATGCGCATAGTCGAATTTGAGGATCGCGTGCGGTGCCAAGGTGTCGAGAAACTCCTTGCACACGCAGCAGATCGCAGCCGTGGATGTTTGTGCGTCCATTAGTCAAGGCTCCTCCACGCACCAACCACGTGCAAATGGTTTACGACCGCAGATTGAACATGGAGCGCGCATTAAAATCCTCTACGGGTAAGTTGGTTCATCTGCACTTCAAACTGACCGGTGCGCTCGCACTGCGGAGAGGGCGGTCCGAGCCGTCGCTTGCGGCGCGGAGTTTTCTGGAGTTGCTCGGCGAGGAACTGACACAGCCACAGAATCGCCAGACACCAGAGCAGGAAGTCCATGAGTGCGTGATGGAAGCTCATGCGTGCACCGGGAGTTTGAAATCTGGGAAGCTGCGCTCGACCAGCGTGCGGGCTTCCTCAATGCCATCGGCTTTCCCCTCGCGGTACCCCTGCAGACGTCCCTCTTCGAGACCCGCTCGATAAGCCTTGGCGAGAGCATCCGCCTGGGACTTCAGCATTTCTGTGAGATCGTGCACTTCGTTCTCCCATCGCAATTCAGCGTGTAGGGAGAGCGTAAGGAAAGTTTATCCTAGCGTCAAGGATTATTTATCCCAACGATGGCAAAAGTTTGTCGCAGTGCAGTGGAAACTATAAAGAAATCAGAAGCAGTGCAATATTCAGCGCGGCCGTTGCAGTATTTTCAGTACGGCGGCATCCGTCAGGCGACGTTGCGTTTTTCTTGCCTTAGGCTGGAGTGGTGCGCCTTGAAAGGGACATTACCCGCGAACAAGTATGTGATGTGGGTCTTGGTGAGTTCGCAGAAGGCGTATATCAGATCATGGCGCAGTAGGGAGCCTTTGGAATCGAGCTTCTCGTATTTGCGGTAAGTATCGTAGGACACCGTACGACCTGACATCCGTTCAAGCTCAGTAGCAAACTCGGCCGGACTCATTCCGGTGCTCTCACGCCGCTCTATGACCCGCTTGATGAAGGCGAGCTTCCATTCAAGAGCACTGCTAGGCCTACGTCCCGGTGTTCCCATGCTGGACATGATTAACCGGATATAATTTCCAGTCACGGGAGACGTAATCCGTCCTTTACAGGATAAATAATCCTCGGTATAAGGGAGGATATGGCCAAAGTCGTGGACATTTTCAAGCTATGGGATTCGACCACTGTCTTCGCGAAAGCAATCTCGGCTAAGCCGGATACGGTGCGCAAGTGGAAGAAGTTTGGACGCATTCCACAGGATGCATGGCCAAGCGTCATCGTGGCTGCAGCACTCAAGGGCTGCGAACTGACCGTCGAGGACATCATCGCCGCCAACACTCCCATGAAGCAGAGAGGGCGACCTGCGCATAAGCCGAAAGCTTCAAAGAATCGACGGCGCGGCGACATCGCGCTACCTGCCTAGTTAATTGTTATGTCGATCATCCTGACACAGCACCCTGGGCTTCGGTAGTGCAACGCAACATAACATCCGCTGATCATTCGTACAGGGCGAAAGCCTTTTTTTTCCGGCCAAATAGCAACGTCAAGGCCGTAGTCTCCCTCGGCGAGTGGTTTTCACTCGCTCTTTCAGCCCGGATAGCCGGCGTTCCCGGTGTCCGGGCTTTTTCTTCCTCCCCGTCCACACAGCCGCGTAATGGCGAGGTGCTACCCGTCGAAGATCGGCAGCCGGGGAGATCCTCGTGAACCAACTGGATTTGGTCGAGGAAATCAACCGTCGAGTGCATTTAGACGGAATCACCTATTCACCCGAATTCGATTACGAGCGTTTAGGTGCGCAGCTAAAGCGGGTTTTCTCAGTCATTCGGGATGGGCACTGGTACACGCTCCGAGAGCTTTCCCACATAACGGGGGATGCTTCCGAAGCCGCTATTAGCGCTCGTCTGCGGGACTTACGGAAACCGAAGTTTGGGGGCTTTCAGATCGACCGACGCCGACGGGGTGACCCGAAGCTCGGGATCTGGGAGTACCAAATGAAAAACCCCCGGTGGAAGTGATCCATCCGGGGGTTCTGGTAGCGCTGAGACTTTCACGGAACGTGGAAAGTATTAACCAGTTTCGATCGGATCACAAGGGTCGCACTCCCGGAATACGTGCTGGCTTGTACGCAAGGTCGTACTCAGTCGATAGAGACCAACGCTAAAGGCTGAATTCCGGGCTCTGCTGACCCAATTGCACCCCGGTCGTAGCGGAACCCCACGAGGTGGGGGCCTGAACAGGGCAGGGCTACCTTAGTACTCCCATACCGGGGGGAAAGGGGTTGAATTTTGTCTGGAGGTTTTGTGATTACGACTGGCTACGGTTTTGCGTTCTATCGTTGGCACCGACTTGTATCGGAGAACGTCGTTAGATGTCAGCGCGGTAGCATTCACCTGATGCTCTGGACCGGTGAGAAATATAACTGCTGGGAACGATTTGCCTCTATGCAATCCGATTCTGCTCCAAAGCTTCTTCCCACAGAGCCTGTAGGCAACAGGGCACCTGGGAGCGATCGAACGCTTCCGGATGGGCAAAGATGATGGCGAGCAATCTGTTCATGGGCTTATCCACGGTTCCCATTGTAAAGGTTGCCTAAGCAAATGTCATACCCGCCTAGCTACTTTTCCCGAGAAAAAAAGATCAAAACTCATGGGCAGATGCTGGAGACGCTGAAAACCCGCACTCAGAGCTGTGCCGAGTCGCGGTCTTTGGAGGGTGAAATCTGGCTCGCCAAACGGTTTCAGCAGCAATGCGGTCAGGACATCTTTGATGGCATCACCGATTCCACCGAGCGGCGAATTCGCTTGAGGGCTGGGATCAAGGAGCAGGGGTTGGAATGCGAGATTGTCGGAGCCAAGGAAGGTAAGCCCATTAACTGGCGCGAAGCCTTCCAGCGTCTCTATCACGAGGCTCTATGATCACACTAACAATTCCGGAAGCGTCCCCAAGTTTGAACGAACATAAATGGAAACATTGGAGTAAGCATTTAAGACTGCGTAAGCACTGGTCCATGTTGGTTCTAGTGGCGAAGAATGAGGCGAAGATATTCAATGCTCACCCGGTCGATCCCGCGCTCGTCACGATCATCCGCGAAGGTCATCGGCTCCTGGATCACGACAACTTCGTAGGTGGGGCTAAAAGCCTGGTGGACTCTTTACGCGATCAACGGTTGATTGCCGATGATAGTCCAGCGCATGCGACTTTCACGTACGAGCAGCGTCAGGTCCCGAAAGCAAGTTATCCCCGAACGCTCGTTGAAATTAGACGGGGTAGCTCAAATGCGGCATGAGATTGATACCGACGGCGTTTTTCTGAGGCTATTTTGCCATGTACGCTAGAAGCGCTAGGAGAGCATTGGCTGGCGAACTCGAGGAAGGTGCACCTGGAGTACTTCCTCGCGAATTAATACCCGTGGATCGCATCCTGCAGCGCTGGGACGTGTCGATTGGTACCGGACTGCCATCTGAAGCATGGGATGATAATCCTCGCTGCTCTAGACCCACGCCACTGGATGACGATACTGCGATCGTGGTCGATCAGATTATTCTGAAGCTCCCTCCGCGTACTAACCAAGTCATCGTGGCCTGGTATCGGACTCCACAACCTACCCAGGTGATTGCTCGTCGCCTGAACATGTCTTCCCGCAATTTGGAAAAGGGGCTTAGGGTCTGCCTAGGCTTCGTGCGATGGCGTTTTGAGGAAAGTGACCACTTACCCCTTGTACGATTGTTGCGGGTTCAGGTATAAATCTCAGTCAGACTAGACGTCCCCATCCCCAAGCCCCGCCCTGTGCGGGGTTTTCCATTTCTGGAGCCCCCAATGTCTGTGACCAATCCGGTTACGGTGAGCTTTACCGCGCCCACGACGTTCGAGGACGGCACCTCGATCCCTTCCGGCACCATCACGAAGTACCAATACGGATTCGGGCAGGTTTCGGGCGCATATACCCTCGTGGTGGACGATGCGGACCTCACCGTGACGGCCGGAAAGCAGACCGGCGCGTTACCGAGCAATCTCGCCATTGGAAACTGGTTCTCCGCTGCCCGTTCGGTGACCAAGGATGGCGCGACGTCGAAGTGGAGCAACGAGGTTCCGTTCACCATCGCCGCCAAGGCGCCGAGTCCAATCTCGGATTTTTCGCTTGCCTGAGAAAGTGGATTCGGTACTGGCTCGGGCAGGGTCCTAGACCCACGTGTTCGTTAAGCAGGGGGCGCTTGAGCTAGATGGCCAAGCTGCCTACGGCGATTGCTGACATGCAACTGATCGCCACCAAGACCTTGACCCGCCCGCTTTCGGCTCCGGTTCTGACTTCGACCACGACGGGGACTACGACCGCGACGCTCAACTGGACGGCTCCGACTCCAACCGGAGTGTCTGTCATTGCAGGCTACCGGCTCAAGCGAGCCTCGGTCATTGCCGGCCCTTACACGACGATCTATACAGGCCTCAATCTTAGTTTCAACGATACGGTCGCCCAAGGCACGGTGTTCTATACGATCGAGGCATTCGATCAATTCGTAACTGGAACTGTTTCTAGTCCTCTGTCTGTGGCCTATATAGGCGGCGCTGCACAGCTCCTCATAAATGAGACATGGGCGACGCCAACGAGTCTAGGAACGTTCCCTGCGAGCACAACCTATTCCAGTCGCTGGACTGGAGTTGGGGATACCGGACAGACCAGGAATGTCCAAAATTCTCCGGTCTCATTTAATAGCGGCAATGTCGCATATTTCGTCCTGAATCCTGCTGGATGCACGGGGGTTAATTCATCCTGTCAGCCGACGGGCGCGATTCACTCGACAGTGACATATGCAGGACCGCAGGCGAATTTTACTGCGGGAGTCCCGTATTGGATTGGGTTCGCTTGCTATTTAACCGGTGGGTGGGCGCCTAATGGAACTGAGAACGGTATAACTGGAGGATATGACTTTATTTTCCAACTACATCCGTCAGATCAACTTAAGGATGGTACAACCGTCTTCTCGGGGATTTATGCAAATCCTATGTTGAATCTGTCAGTAACTGACGGGCCAGGTGCTCCATTCTCTGTCAACGTTATTGGTCGCACCACTACTACATGGGATGGCGGGTGTAATTCAGCATTGGTCAACCATCAGCCTATTCCTGCCTATTGCACTAGTCCAGGCTCATTGAATCGTAACATAACTTATCCATTCGGTACGATGCTACTCAATGTATGGCAGGGCCACGCCCTAAACATACAGATATCTACATTGCCGGACGGATCTGATGGATTTGTGAAGTGGTACCACAGCCCTGGAATTAATCAGCCATGGCAATTGATGTTCACAGATGTGGGAGCTAATGATTACTACTCAGATGCGCGTAGACCCTATCCAAACTTCGGGTTATATCACGGAGAAGGTAGTCGATCGATTCCGCCTGGACCCCAAGCGGCACGGCAAATATCCTACGGTCCTTACCGATTTGGGCGAGCTGATTCACCCGGAAATTGTACTCTGGCGGATGTGATTCCATGGGGCGGTAATCACTAGTGCCATCTATTTGGAGTTTTGTCGCAGCCGGTGGAAACGGAGCTGCGCAGACCGGAACTATTACGCTCGCGCTTCCTGCCGGACACGCGGCTGGCGATACATTATTGTGTCTGTGTGTGACCAAGGCGCAGACCATTACTGTTCCAGTCCCTTCTGGGTATACCTCGATCTACAACAAAGGGACCTGGTGTCAGTTACTGGCGAAGATCGATAATGGCGCTGAAACCGCTCCCGCGATTGCGAGTGGCGGTAATAACATGGCCGCGAGTCTCGTGGCCTTCCGCGGGGGACCGGGCATTATTCCAACTGTTTCCACCAGCGCGACCACCAACAACAATGTGACTAGTTCCGGCACAATCAATACGCCGGCTTTAAGTCCTTCCATCGATAACGGGCTAATTATTGACATCGGGTCGTGTAAGGACAATTACGGGACGTTCAGTTCAAACCCGTCTGGATTCTCGACGCTCGATCACTTGGCATTTTCTGCCGGCGGTCTTTCCCTGGTATGGGCGTACCAGATTCAGCCCGCACGAGCTGCGATTTCCGCCGATGGATTTTCTATCAGCGGCGTAGGTGCCAGTGTCAATTGCGACGGTTCTACGGTCGCGATCAATTCAGGTGTATTACTGTCCAGCGTACCCACTCGCTCACTCTTGGGCGTAGGAGTTTAGCGAGACGAGATCCAGCGTCCCGTTATGGGATCTTGTCTGCGAGTGTTCTTGCCTTGGTTGGGTATGCCGATGATCTCTATCGGGGTCCAGCCTTGTTTTAGCCTGCTCCGGAACAGTTCTTCATCGATTCCTAGTTCGATGCACCATTCTTTGACTGTTTGGGTACGAACTCCGAGAGTAATGCGTCGATTATTGCGACGGTTTAGCTGCTGCTGAACCATAGAGATCCAACGGCAATTACCGGGCTCGTAATGACCATTGACGTCAATGCGATCAATGGACATTCGCTTTCCAGGCTGCTCTCCCATATCAGTAAGGAAGTTTTCGAATTTCATCCAGCGGGGGCAGACGGTAATACCACGTCCGCCGTAATACTTGAATTTTGGGAAGTTAGCTCGCGTGCACCTTTGGATTATGGCTTGCCATACGCCATAGGTTGTACTTCGCGCCAATCCGTGTTTGGTGACTCTTTCTAGATGAAGACATCCACAGCTAGCAGATTTACCACTGCGTAAATCACTACCTCGGGCAATTCCTGTTGAACCGCAATCGCATAGATAGCGCCATTTTGGCTTTCCGGGTTCATCTGCGCGACCTGTAATAAACAGTCTACCGAACTTTATGTTCGTGAGATCTATAAGTTTAGGCATGCCAAAATATAGCATGATTTACGGAGTATTGTAAATTGTCTGACAACGTGCAAGTGACCGCGGGTGCGGGCACCACCATCGCCACGGATGATATTGGCTCTGGCGTTCAGGTCCAACGCGTCAAACCCGTGTGGGGTGCGGATGGGACTGGAACCGATACCCAAATCGCGCAACCGCTGCCTGTGCAGGCGACGCCTGAATCCTCGCAGATGACCATGGGTGGGACCGTGGTTACTCCACAGTTTGCTGTGATCAACACTTCCGCCAGTGGAGATACTACGCTCGTATCTGCGGTCTCTGCGAAAGTCACGCGCGTCATTGCCTACACCTTGGTGTGTGATGGGGTGGTGGCGGTGAAATTCACCTCCGGGGCTGCAGGCACGGCACTGACTGGCGCCATGTCCTTCGCTGCCAACGGCGGAGCTGCATCCGCTTGCGATAGAGGCCTGTTTCAAACAGCCACCAATACCGCGTTGGTCATCAATCTCTCGAGCGCGGTCGGCGTTCGGGGTCATATCACCTACATTCAGGGATAAATCTCCAATGCCGCTATCTACCTATTTGGTCAATAAGCTCGTCAATCATTGCTACCGCAATACGACGTTCACCAGTCCAACCACTGTTTACGCGGTGCTCTTCACGAGCACCGCGACACCCACGGAATTACTGGCAGGTACTTTGACCAATGAGGTCACCGGAGGCTCTTACGCGCGCGTCGCGCTTACGATTGGCGCTCCGACTGCAGGAGTCAGTACCGCCTCGACAGTGACGTTCGTGACCGCTACGGCGGGATGGGGCGTTGTGCGCTATGTAGGTATTGCGGACGCCAGTACGGCTGGCAATATTCTTTCCAGCGCCCAGCTATCGAGCGATGTTACGATCAACAACGGCAACACGTTTCAGTTCAATAGCGGTTCGCTCACGGTGTCGTTTATATGATCAGCGACTTCAGAGTCACGGTAAAAGCCGATTTGGGCGATGGGCAGATCCGCGAAATGGACGTGCGCGATCTCGAAGGCCCCTTCATCACAACGTATCAAGGGCCGCAGGGAATGGTTGAGACCGTGGAATATCGTTACCAGGGTCGCGTGGTGCATCGCTCCGTAGGGGTGTTGCCGCCTAAGCACTAGCCATGCTGCTTCTGCTCAGAGGAACGCCGGGGACACTCACGGCGACCATTGCGGGCATTGGCGCGGTCGTTGCATCCGGCTCGACGGTCTCTGCCACGATTGCGGGAATGGGTTCGGTAGGACTTCCTGAATCCATCGAGCTGATGGTGTTCGCGGATATAGGCGGGGTGGGCGGAGTTACGGCGATCAGCCAAGGATTCCTAACTCGTACCGCGACCGTGGCCGGCGAGGGATCCGTAGTCGCTTTCGGTGGCTACGGCGCGACACTGAACTTTTCGGGGATCGGGGGAGTGACCGCTACGGTAGGGTCCTTTTTCGATGGCGGTGCGGTGACTCTGGCAGGAATAGGTACCGTGAGTGGTGCCGGCGTATTCACCAGTGCGGCGTTTCTCGCGGGCTTCGGCTCTCTCAGTGCAATCCCTGTCATTTCGGGTGGCACCATCAGCTCTGCGGCGACCGTGGCTGGCATAGGGATTGTCACAGGAGCGATACCCATCCAAATGGCAATAGGCTCGCTCGAGGGAATGGGCGATATCCTCGCAATCCCCAGTGTAGGCGTGCCCAATCTCGCCACCCAGATGCGATTGTCCTTCGGAGCGGATGACATGCGCCTGACTTTCCGGAAAGGCTGATGGCCGTCCCCACACTGAACGAAGGTAGTCGGTGCTTCGTCACGGCTAAATTCTCAGACCTGAACGATGTCCCGCAGATTCCCACCAGCGTGCAATACCGCGTGGATTGCGAGACCACCGGTCAAGCGCTCCTCGACTGGACCTTCGTCACCCCTGACGTCAAGGTCCAGATCCAGATCGATGCCACGCTGAATACCATCGTCAATCGCAGTAACGCCATCGAGCGCAAGGTCGTGACGATCCAGGCCAATGCGGATCCACCCGAAGACGCCTTCGTGGAAGTGCAGAAATACGATCTAGTGAATCTGCAGGGGATCTAAATGGCACGTCCCAAAGGTATCTGGACTCCAGACATCGTTCGTTCTCGTATCCGAACGACCAAACTCGCTAAAGCCCTTCAGGATCATGTCTTTGGCAAGAACAAAATGAGCGCAACCCAAGTGAGGGCTGCTGAAGTGCTTTTGGCCCGGACCCTGCCGACGCTCACGCAGACTGATTTGAACGTGGACGGACAGCTTGGAACATTCGACATATCCGACAAACCCCTCACTCCAGAGCAATGGGCAGCCCAAGCCGAGGATTACTTGGGCACCGCAGCCGGGTCCTCAGAAACTCCTCATTGATTGTCCCATCGGAGAGGTTTTCTTTGGAGGCGCTCGAGGAGGGGGCAAGACCGATGGGGTATTGGGGAAGTTCGGGATCAAGGCCAAGCGCTATGGAAAGCGATTTAATGCGGTGTTTTTCCGTAAGGAAATGCCTCAGCAGGATGACCTGATCGAGCGGGCTAAAGAGATTTATTTACCGCTACGGGCGAGTTATAGCGAGCAAAAAAAGCTCTTTGTGATGCCAGGCGGGGGGCGTATCAGATTTAGACCCCTAGAGACCATTCAGGACGCCGAAAAGTATCAGGGGCAGAGTCTCACGGATGCGGCCGTAGAGGAGGCGGGAAACTACGATTCTCCTGCCCCAATTGACCGGTTAAACGGGGTATTACGAAGTGCCAAGGGTGTTCCCACGCAATTGCTGCTCACCGGTAATCCAGGTGGGGCAGGGCAGGGATGGATTCGCCAACGATATGTAGATCCTGCTCCCCTTGGCCTCAAGGTACTCATACGGCAGTTGCCTAATGGCAAGGAGCATCGGTACGTCTATATCCCCAGTAAGGTGACCAATAATCAGATATTGCTCCGCAACGATCCTGACTATATCAACCGACTTTATTTGGTGGGTAGTCCCCAGCTCGTCCAAGCCTGGTTGGATGGTGACTGGAACTCGATCGAAGGGGCATTCTTCCCCGAGTTCGACATTCGTAAGCATGTCGTCGCGCCCATCACTCTACCGGCCCACTGGACGCGGTTTCGGGCAAAGGATTGGGGATCAGCTAAGCCTTTTAGCATCGGCTGGTATGCAGTGTCAGATGGTGAACTACCTCAGTTCCCGAGAGGCGCGCTGATCAAATATCGCGAATGGTATGGCATGAAGGAAGGCCAGCCGAACGTCGGTCTCAAGATGACCGCAGAGACTGTCGGTAGCGGCATTAGAGAGCGCGAGAAGGGCGATCGAATCGCCTATGGAGTTATAGACCCATCTGCATTTATTGAGGATGGAGGACCCTGTATTGCCTCCATGATGGCCCCTACGATCTGGCGCCCTGCGGACAACAAACGCATTCCCGGCTGGGATCAACTCCGGGGTCGTCTGGTCGGGGAGGGCGGAAAGCCCATGCTGTATTTCTTCTCCACCTGTACGCACACGATTCGAACGCTACCGATGCTGCAGCACGATCCGGTAAAGGCTGAGGACGTCGATACGGATTCCGAGGATCACGCAGGCGATGAGACCCGATATGCCTGCATGTCACGGCCGTGGATGAGCACGAATGCCAAACATCCCCAAGTGCCCACGGATGGGTACGCCAAGCTCTTTGAGAACCCGGAAACACACGCCTGGAAAACCGCATGAAGTGGGGGAAAGTCTCGATTGCTCACCGCCCCATATCCATCAAAGTGGGGGACTGAGTGTCTAAATCGACCAAAACCCCCAAGAAAGATCAGTTTCCGGGGAATATCGATGATGCACTGGCCGAAGTCGATGAGAGCAATCCCACGCTCGCCCGTTTGGTCTTCAACTTCAATCAGAGCTGCGACACGACTGCATTAGCGCGCCGGGAAGCGGAGATCTATCGCGACTATTACGATGGCAAGCAGTGGAGTGAGCACGAACTCTCCATCTTAGAGAAACGCGGCCAGCCGGCGATTACGGACAATCGCATTAAGGACAAGGTGGACTACACCCTAGGACTGGAACGCAAGCTGAGAACCGATCCCAAGGCGCAACCCCGCACTCCAGAAGATGAGGCGGGAGCTGATGCCGCGACGAGTGCCTTACGCTACGTCGCCGAGCTTAATCACTTCCCGCAGATCAAGTCCAAGGTCTTTGCGAATCTCGCCATTGAAGGCTTCGGGGGGGCGGAGGTGATCGTTGCGAACGATACCTATGGTAAGACCCAGAACAAGAAGGTTGTGATTCGCTATATCCGCTGGGACCGCTTGTATTACGACGGTCATTCCCTGGCGGAGGACTTCAGCGATTCGCGCTTTAACGGAATCGTGAAATGGATGGACCTCGACGAAGCGAAGGCTGCATACCCGAAGCTCGCTGAAACCTTCGACCTGTTCACTTCTCCGGATAGTATTGGACGCGGGTCAGTCACTTATGACGACAAACCCCGCTGGTTTGATCGCGGTCGCAAACGTATCCAGATACATGAGCAGTATTACCGGCAGGGCGATACGTGGATGCGCGCGGTTTTTACTCGTGTGGGGTTCATCGAAGAACCCACAGAATCAGTCTATGTCGATTCGGAGACGGGCAAGAAGGAATGCCCGCTGATCCTGCAATCGATGTACGTGGACAAGGATGGGAATCGATACGGCATCGTCAAGCGCTATAAGGATCTCCAGGACGAGATCAACAAGCGTCGTAGCAAATCTCTACACCTGCTCTCAGTCAATCAGGCGCTCGCTGAGAAGGGCGCCGTAGACGACAAGGAAGCTGCGCGTAAGGAACTCTCACGTCCGGACGGGTTCGTCGAATACACCCCTGGCATGAAGCTCGAGGTGCGCGAGAATGCGGACCTTGCCGAAGGTCAGTTCAAACTGCTGCAGGAAGCGCAGCTTGCGCTCTCGGCCACCGGACCGAACGAAGCGCTACTCGGCACGACGGGCGATCTCTCCGGGCGTGCAAAGCAGTTGGATCAACAGGGCGGAATGATCACGCTCGGAATCCAGGGCGATAACATTCGCTTCTGGCAGAAGCGGGTGATGGTCGCAGCCTACAACCGCATGAAGCAGTTCTGGCCGTCAGAGCAGTATATCCGGATCACTGAAGGCGAGAACACCAAGTTCATGCCGGTGAATTCTACCTATCCTGAAACCCATCCGCATGTACAGAAGGGACTGAAGAAGCCAGGAGCTCCGATGAATATCATGGCCGACATGGACATGGACATTCTGATCGAGGAAGCCCCTGAAGTCGCGACTGTGCAGCAGGAAGACTTCCAAGCGCTCACCGCTTTGGCGGGAGAGGGCAAGATCCAGATCCCTCCTCAAGTGCTCATTGAGCTGTCAGGAATATCGGCTGCGACTAAGAAAAAAGCTCTGGATGCCATGAGTGGCAAGTTGCCCGACGGGACGGAGATTCCCCCGCAAGTGCAACAGATGATCCAAGCGAAGGAACAGCAAATCACTGCCATCACTCAAGCCCAGCAGCAGAAGACCCAGGAGCAGATGCAGACCGAACAGGAACTGCAGCAGTTAAAGGCGCAAGCACAGCTCCAGCAGGTCCAATTGAAAGCGCAAGCCGATCAGTTACAGGCGAAGCAGGGTGCGTTTGAAGCGCAGTTCGCCGCCCGGCAGCAGGAACTCGAAGCGCAGATGGAAATGCTCAACGCGAAGGAGATCGAGCTTAAATCCTTGCAATTGCTCGCGGCACAGAACCTCAAGGCGACTCAGGATGCGGCTAATGCGGTCGTGGATGGTTCAGCCAAAGAGGCTGCTATCAACGTACTGACGGCAAAACTCGAAGCGCAGCAGCATCAACATGCAGCCGATATCGCTCAGAAGACCAAGCAGATCTCGGATCTGGGTATCCAGCATAACCAGCAATTGCATCAGGAGCGCGAGAAGGCGCGCGCCGCTCAAGCGCAAACCTCTGAGGAGAGCCAATCTCAGAAGAAGCCTCGTAAGATCACTGTCGAGCGCGATTCAGCCGGCCGGGTCAGCGGTGCCACGGTTAACTGAGCGTGATCCCGCTCGCGGTCTCTGACATGCAGCTCACTGCGGTCAGAACCCTGACCTCTATTCTCCCCGCCCCCACACTCACAGGCAGCATTACAGGCTCTACGGCGACATTGCAGTGGACCGCACCCACTCCCACGGGTCAGTCCATCATCGCCGGCTATAGGCTCTATAAGGGCGCAAGTATAGGCACGGTCAATACTCTCCTCGGCACGTTCTCCGGGCTAACGACGACCGATTCGATTAGTACACAAACCTTCTATCGGGTCGAAGCGTTCGATCAGTATCAGACCGGAAACAGTTCAACGATTCTTTCCCTGAGTCCCCAGACTGGAGCAGTCTCCCATGGGGATTTGCGCATAATCAGCGGGAGCGGGTTTGGTACTCGACCAAACTATAACTTCGATGGGTATATGTGGCAGGGCCGTACCCATCTGCATTATCGGTGGTGCGATTTTGGGACGACGTTTCCGGTTAGTGGCTCATCGCAAGTCACATTTCTCGCCGCGCTGAACGGATTACAGCCAGTTGCGGCATTCGACTTCCAGGGGAATACTCAGAGTCTCCAGCTGACCCAACAATCTGGGGGTCCTTCCAGATCCAAGAAATATTTCCAACGTATCGGCTACGGATTTGCTTCCGAAGGCGGGATTGGATTTGAGACCGATAGTCGGGTGCCGACTTCGACTAAGTCGTATTCATGCTGGAAGCAAAAAGGCATTATCACCGGGAAGATCTTTCGCGTTTGGCCAAATGGCTGGAGTAATCCAGGAAGTAACACAGCGGATTATTACCTAGGGTCAGGAGCTGCTGAGCGCGAAGCCTCATGGCCGTATGACGCGGGGGCTTGGTATAACAACTATAGTCCATCGAATACGGTATTTCAGAGACACGTGCTATTTCTAGACCCTGATCCAACGCTCAAGAGTCGGTTTTTTGTGGATAGCACGCAGATCACTTTCGGGCCGTCCATCAATGGTAATCAGGTTTTGGTAACTGCGATCCCGCTGACGATATCAACCGATAACGCCCGGGGTCCGAATGGATCGGGAGGGATGTGGGTGGAATGGCCCAATGCAGTCGATAGTGGCGGCACCATTGCTGTGACTGATATTTATTTCGACTGGACTCCCGCACGGGTGGAAATCACGGTAGGGAGTAAGACTGAAATCCAGATAGTGAATAGCTGGATAGACACTGAAGTTAAGTATTCGGTGAACGCAGGTGAATTACCTGCTGGTACTGGTACTGAAAACATTTTCAATGCGAGCAATCAATTGGTCTTTAGTGGACCTATTACGGTGGGACCGTGAGTGCATCAAATTCAGCAGAATCGTACATTATCACCACGACGCTTAACCTCGCTTAAGGTCACCCATGACGGCATCCGTATCGTTCTATAACAACTGGAAGGCCGCAGTCGATGAGGCTGTGCTCAGGACTGCCACCGTCAAGGTGACCTTGCATACCTCGACGTACACGTTTGCAGCCACCCATAACGTGTATGCCGATCTGACGAATGAGTTATCTACCGCGAACGGCTATACCAACGGCGGTCTTGCGCTTTCCTCGATCACCTGGAGTCAAACGAGCGGCACGGCTACGTTTGCAGCGGCGAATTCGGTGTGGACGGCTTCCGGTGGTTCCATAGTCGCCCGTAGAGCGGTCATTCGGGTAGTGGGAACTATCAATTCTCAAGTAGATCCGCTGATTCTTTCGGTTCTTCTCGATACAACGCCTGCAGATGTAACGGCGACCTCTGGAAATACGCTGACCCTACAGTGGAATGCCAGCGGCATCTTTACTCTGGCATAACGCTATGGGATTTCCTTCGATCAATACCTCACCGACGCTCGATGAGAGCTGGCGGGAAGCGCGTCTATTGGCCTCCCAGGTCAAGCAGAACGCACAGGATAACGCCACGGCAGCCGCCAATGGACTGAACGGTCGCACATTGATAGGCCTTGCGGCCTATATGTCAGATCAGTATGCGAGGCTGGGCGTCCTAGGGGCTATTCCCAATCTTGCAGCCTATGCGCAGACCCAGGTGAGCAATCCCTCGTTGGATGTAGCGACTGCCTTCAACAATATGCGTACGGCTATGCTGAACGTAGTCAGTTGGGTAATGACTAATTTCCCCAAGGATGGATCAGGGAATCTTCTCTATCAGCAGTTCACAGGCGACGGGCATACGAGCTATACGACTTTCACTTCGGGGCAACTGGCGTCCCTCGTCACGTTGCTGAACGCACTGATTGCGACTATAGACTGATTCCATGGCCGTCGCGTACGGGACCGCGGGGACACTGGCGGGTGTCACCTCGGGAAACATTACGTGCGCAGCGCCCGCGAGCATCGCTGATGGCGACCTTCTCGTTGCCATTATCTGTGCGAACGACACGGTTACCGTCTCTCGTACCGGATGGACTGCACTTGATAACGTCTCGGCGACCTCCGATACGTTCAAGACCTCGATTCTCTGGCGAATCGCCTCTGGAGAATCTGGCTCGTATGTCTTCACGCATACGAGCGGTAGTTTCTGTGCAGGTCAAGTGTTCCGATTTACGGGCACAGACCCAACGACTCCAATCAATGCCTCGTCCAAGAAAGGCAGTAGTACAAGCGGCACGTCGATCACGTCGAATACGTGTACGCCGACGGCTAATAACTGTCTCATCGCTTGGTTTATCGGGATCGATGACAATACCGTCCGCGTCAGTGCGGAAGCGGGCGGCAGTCTCACCTGGACTGAACAGGTTGATGCGGGGAATTCAACTGCTGCGCTAGGCATTTGCGTAGCGACCGCGCCGCAGACGACGGCCGCTGGAATTTCGCCGACTGCGACGTTTTCAGCCTCGAATACCTTCGCTAACCTGGTATTGGCGATCCAGCCACCCACCGGCGGTAGCGTTACGATCACCCCGCCTGCGGGGTCTCTGACGCTCACGGGACAGGTTCCGACCGTCCTGACGACGGCGAACCAGACGATCCCGGTCCCCCTAGGGACGTTGACCCTGACCGGTCAGATACCGACTGTCTCGGTCAGCAATAACCAGACGGTTTCCGTCCCTCTGGGCTCGTTGACCCTCACGGGCAATGCCCCGACGGTCCTCACGCCTGTCTCGATCGCGGTTCCGGCCGGCGCACTGACGTTGACGGGACAGATCCCGACCGTCGTCACGACTAATAATCAGACGGTTAATGTCCCGAGCTCAGCCCTGACGCTGACCGGGCTTACACCGACGGTGCTCTCGGGTACGACGATCAGCGTTCCGCTCGCGACGCTGACGCTGACTGGACTCGAGCCGACCATCGGACTAACGCAGAACGTCCTGATCGATGTTCCCGCGGGTCAATTGACCCTGACGGCATTCGCACCGGATGTCATCGGAAATAGCACCCAACCGGGTCCACTCGATAGTCCGCGGATTGCCGAAGGGCTCTATCGACGTAAAAAGAAGAAACTTCGCAGGATAGAAGAACCGGAAAGTCCGGTCTTCATATCGCCTGCGAGTTTCGAGCGCGCGCCTCCGCAAGAGGTGATCGACAAGGTTCCCAACTTCGCCACCCTTGCGAAGACAGTCGGAACCGATCCCGCGGTGTTATCCGCGCAGATCGATCGAGAAATTGAATTTCTGATGCGGCAAGAAGCCGAGCGTGACGACGAAGAAGCGCTCGTATTGATTCTCACCGCATTGGACTAGCGCCGCCGGCTATACGGGCGTGGGTTCATCACTGACCCTCAACAGTGATTTCGCCGCCGGAATCCGGGCGTTTCCCACAGAGAAGACACATGGCCGAGAACTCGATTGAGTCCTTGATAGGTGAGCGTGCGCGTGATGAACACGGGCGATTTGTAGCGGTGCCGCCGACCGAAGAGCCGAAAGAACCGAAGGTCGAAGCGAAAGCCGAACCCAAGGTTGATGCGACTCCAGTCATCCCGCCTCCGGAAGCATCGCCTCCGGTTATTCAGCCGCCTGTTGAGACCGAATCGGAGAAAGAGCGGGCGTACAAAGCGACCGCTCTGGATGAACGCAAGAAGCGACAAGCCCTCCAGGCAGAACTTGATGCTCTGAAGAAACCGCCCGCGCCCAAACCTGACTTCTGGACCGATCCGGAAGCCCGCTTTGCAGCAGAGCGAGTGGATATAGAGCAGAAACTCCAACGCGAACGCTTGCTCATGTCGGAAGACATGGCACGGGATAAGTATAAGGACTTCGATGAAGTCATCGGACACTTTCAGTCGGCAGTAGAGCAGAACCCTGCGCTCGCTGCGCAGATGACGTCCAGCCGAAATCCTGCGGAGTTTGCTTACCGTCAAGGCTTGTTACATCGCGAGCTGGGCGCGGTCAATGGCGATCCCATTGCCTATCGCACCAAGCTCGAAGCGGACATCCGGGCAAAGCTCGAAGCCGAATTTGCGGCCAAAGCCAAGCCCGTTCCGGCCTCACTCAACTCTGAAAGCTCACCCCCGGCGACGACCGAGGTCTACGTAGGACCCCCGCCGCTCAAATCCATTCTGAGAAACGCATCTAGGAGTTAGCCACCATGGCTGATACGACAGTCCCAACAGCCCTCCGGGTTAAACAGTGGGACGACAACTACTTCACGGAATACATCCGTGGGAACCGCTTGGCCCGCTACATGGGCACGGACGAGAATTCCATCGTTCAGGTCAAGGAAACCTTGGCCAAGAAGCCGGGCGATACCATTTACTTCGAACTCATCAATCGCCTACAGGCTCCCGGTAAGAAGAACAATGCCACCCTGGAGGGCTTCGAGGAAGATCTGAGCCAGCGTTCCTGGCCACTCGTCGTCAATCTCTATCGTCATGGCGTGACCGTGGCGGAGTATGAGGAACAGGTCACGGCTATCAGCCTTCGGGAAGCCGGTAAGGCCGTCCTAATGAACTGGTCCATGGAGCATACGCGGGATAAGTTTCTGGCAGCTCTTGGCTCTAAGGATGCCGTGGCTGCTGGTGCGGGACAGTCCACCACGGGACCGGGCTCTTATGCCGGTAATACTTCCACGTTCCAGTCAGCGAATTCGACTGCCCTGAATACGTGGCTGACGGATAATACAGACCGTGTATTGTTCGGTGCTGCGAAGTCCAATGCCTCCTCCAACGTATTTGCAACCGCACTCGCTACCGTGGACTCCACCAACGACAAGCTGACCTCGTCTGCAGTCTCAGTAATGAAGCGCATCGCCAAGAATGCCTCTCCTAAGATCCGTCCCATCAAGGTGAACGGGGATGAGGAGTGGTACGTGATGTTTGCTGGCTCGGAGGCCTATCGGGATCTCAAGCTCGATACGAACATCATTCAGTCACGGCAGTATGCCTTGGATCGGGGTACCGACAATCCGCTCTTCACTGATGGCGATATCGTGTGGGATGGCGTGATTGTGCGTGAAGTTCCCGAACTCTCGCAGAACAAATGGCTTGCTCTCGGAGCCTCAAGCATTGATGTCGGCGAGGTGTACCTGTGTGGTGCGCAGGCGATTGGGTATGCATTAGCCCAGCGATGGAACACTCGCACTAAGGATAAGGACTACGAGACCAAACACGGTATTGCCATTCAGCAGATCTATGACGTTGGCAAAATCCAGTTTGGCACCGGTTCCTCAGACACCACCACGTTGAAGGACAACGGCGTCGTGACCGGATTCTTCAGTGCAGTTGGCGATGCTTGATCCACCATCCTATAGGAGAATGACATGACTGCAGCAACAGTAGCGGTGGCGGCATCGGCTGCGCACCAGATCCCCAAGCCTTTTTCCGCTGGGCTTGTGGCGATCACGTTCACAGCGGCAATGGCCACCACACAATTGGATGACGTCGGTGACATTACGGAACTCGGGTATTTGCCCGCGAACTGCACCGTCATCGGATTTATCGTCAATGCTACGGACATGGATACCGGCACGCCCGCGTTGGTCTACAAACTCACCGCAGGCTCGACGGATCTCGTCACGGGCATTACGACCGGTCAGAGTGCGGGTACGGCGTTCTTTGGCTGTACCCCAACTGCATTGACGGCGGTGACGAAACTCCAGGTCAATATCACCACTGTCTCCGCAACCGCAGCGGCCGGAACACTGAACGTGACGGCTCTTTACATCAACGGATGAACCTCGAGCTGATAGGCGAGGAGCCATGGTCAGGGGAATTCCCCGACTATGGCCCCATCGCGGCAACTTCAGGGTGGAACAAGGAGGTTCCGCCGTCCGTGGCTAAGGTTTTGCTCAATACCGGGAGATTCCGTGAGTGTAAATCTGTTCCAGTTCAAGGAGAGAGTCGCCCGGAAACTGGGAGTGCTCCCCGTGGGAAACTCACTCTCGGCGGAGGACGCGGTGCTGATCGGGGAGAAATGCGAAGCGATCCAAAAGCAGCTCCAGGAATTGGACATCGCGGTCATTGACTTCGAGGAGGGTATCGATGATGTCATGGTGGATTCCATCATCGCCATGGTCGCCGCACTCCTAGTGGATGACTTCATGCTCGGGGAACCGAAGCGCTCGAAGATCGCGCAGGAAGGGATTCTAGGCCTCCCGACCACCAGCATGGCCGAACGACAGTTGAGAAAGGTCCTCTCGCCCACGGTCGTCTCCAGCCCCGTCAGGGTGGAGTATTTCTGATGCCGACGATCCCCTTCGGGACACAGGCATACCAGCATTCGAGCCTTCCTCTATCCGCTCAGCGGATGGTAAATAGCTATCTCGAACCCGCACCTCCGGCTGCGAAAACAAACGCCGCCGTCGTCAGTTGCTTCGGCATCAAGGATTATATGACGGTGGGGGATGGCGCCTTGAGAGGCGGCGAAGTCGTCAATAACTCTCTCTACATCGTCTCTGGAACACAGCTCTATAGGATCTCTGGAACGGTCGTAGAGGCGCTAGGTTCGGTTCCCGGAAGCGGACCCGTCTTTATCGACGGGGACGGTTCCCACGTCATGGTGACCGTTAACGGGCCTTCATATCTATTCGACGGGGCAACCACTACCCGGATCACGGATCCGGATTTCCCCGGTTATGAATGGGTCGCCTTTCTCGATGGCTATATGGTTGGAGGTCCCGGGGATGGACTGGTCTATGTCAACCATACGGCTTTCGATCCCTCAAACTGGGATGCGCTGGATTTTGCCTCCGCGGAAGCCGCTCCCGATGATGTCGTCGTCGGGATCGTCGATCATCGCGAACTCTTCCTGTTCGGCCGACAGACCACGGAGGTGTGGTATAACTCGGGCGATCCCGCATTCCCCTTGACGCGCACCGCGTCCGGATTCATGGAGATTGGCTGCACGTCCAAATATGGACCTGCGAAGATCGATAACTCGATCTTTTTCCCGGCCAACGATGGCACCGTTAGACGGGTGAACGGCTATACCCCCGTTCGGGTATCGCAGACCGCCATGGAACAGGCGATTGCCAAATACGCCCCTCAAGAATGTGTCGGGAACACCTGGATTGAGAATGGCCACTCCATGTATGGCCTCACCTTCAATGAGGCGACCTGGATTTACGATATCTCGACGCAGCTCTGGCACGAACGGCAGAGCTATGCACTCTCCAACTGGCGTGCGCAGTTCTTATTGCGAGGCAATAATGTTACCTATGTTGGGGATCGACTCTCGAACCGATTGGGGGTCTTGGATGCGAATACGTTCTCAGAATGGGGCGAGACGATGGTCACTCACGTCGCATCCCCTGCGATCGCCCAGGAGAATCAGCTCATCCCGCATGCCATCCTCGAGCTCGTCTTCGAACAAGGCGTAGGAACGACCGGGCAGGGTGCGGATCCTAAGGTAATGCTCGACTGGTCGGATGATGGGGGCCGTACCTGGTCGAACGAGATCTGGCGTCATCTAGGAAAAGCCGGGGAGTTCAGGCGAGCAGCGTTGTTCAATCGATTGGGTCAATCACGCGATCGTGTCTATCGATACAAAGTGTCCGACCCTGTGAGACGGACGCTGATCCAGGCGATTCTCCGCAATGCCGCTTAAAGCTCCGGGGTTTCCTCCGGTCAATCAAGCGGACTGGGATCGATGGACCCGTGGGACTACGGTCATCCCGGATGACAACTCGATCACGACGGTCAAGATTGAAGACAAGTCAGTCACGGACCAAAAACTCAGGGACAGCGCCCCAGCGAGTGTGATCGGGAGACTGAACAATACTCCTGGAACACCCACCGATATCGTCGCTCCGGGGGATAACACGTTCCTGGTCCGACGTTCGGGAACACTCGAATTCGCAGCGTTAGCGGACACGGATATCCCGGCGACGATTGCCCGTGAGACGGATGTCACGGCGGCGATCACCGCATTACAGGCGCAATCAGATCCCTTCCCGGTCTATCTGACACAGACAGAAGGGGACGCGCGCTACGTCCAGCTCGCGAACGTCCTCAATGCATCGGTCACCTATGACCCTCCATCATTGGCCGATGGAGCGGGAACTACGACGACCGTGACGGTTACAGGCGCTGCATTGGGTGATTTCGCACTCGCTTCGTTCTCACTCGATCTACAAGGGATTACGGTGAGTACGTATGTATCCTCATCCAACACGGTTTCGGTGAGATTTCAGAATGAATCTGGTGGGACGTTGGATCTGTCTTCCGGAACGTTACGTGTAAGGGTATGGAAGCAATGAACGACGAACTTGCGAAAGAGATTCTTGCTGAACTCGTCAAATTGAACGCCGGCGTATCACAGATGTTGTGCTACCAGAGGATGATAGTTCATGTCAAACGACCCTATCCCCCAGTGGGATCAACTCCCCGATCTGACATGGACGGAAAAGCTGGCGTATCTGACGCACCAGTTCCTGACTATGGAGCAAACGGCCTGCAAGCTGACGCACCACTTCGAGCAGGGCTTGTACATCCGTGATATCCATATTCCTGCAGGTACATTGCTCATCGGGCGTATCCATCGTCACGGGCATGTCTGCCAATTATTGGAAGGGTCCGTCGTGCTTATCCACCAAGAGGGTAAAAAGGAAGGCTTCCACGCACCCTCGCAGATTATCACCCTGCCGGGTTACCAGATGGTCGTACACGCAGTGACGGATTGTATTGCACGCACCGTGCATCCTAATCCCACCGAAGAGCGCGACATTGATATTCTGGAAGCGGATATTTTCGAGCCCGTGCAGCCACTTTTGCAGAAAGGCAAACAGATCGCGCAGGGGTTATTGACGTGAGCGCAGTAGTAACAGCCATTGCCAGCGCCGCGGTCATTGGTGCAGGGGCGTCCATCTATTCGGCCAATAAAGCCGCAGGCGCGGCTAAATCAGCCGCCAACTCATCCATCGCAGAGCAGAATGCGGAATATAACCAAACTCGTGCCGATCAAGCCCCCTGGAGAACGACGGGAGCATCCGCTCTCGATCAGATCGCAAAGCTCTACGGACTTGATACTGTCGATGCGAATGGGAACGTCGTCAAGGGATCTGGAAAGGCCGATTTCTCAAGTTTTACGACATCCCCTGATTTCAAGTTCAATCTGACCCAAGGCCAGGATGCGATTAACCGATCTGCGGCAGCTCGCGGAGGATTACTCTCAGGAGCGGCTGTCAAAGCAGGTGAAACGTATGCTTCAGGTCTGGCATCCAACGAATTCGGCAACTACGTAGGTCGGTTATCCGGTATTGCGGGAGCCGGGCAGGCGGCAACCAATGCGACGCAGGCCGCTGGAACAAACATGGCTAACCAGAATACCGGTGCCCTTATATCAGCAGGAAACGCCAGGGCGTCCGCTTATAGCGATGTTGGTCAGACAATCGGAAATACGGCGAACGGCCTTGCGAACAATTACCTGCTATATAAGTACCTGAATCCTGGCACTTCGGCCGCCGCCGCTCCCTACACTTATGGTGGCGGTGGGTTCGGTCCGTCGAGTGTCTACGGGGGATAAATGGCATACCAAGGTCCTCCCAGTCTGGCCGACATTTACCAGCAGTCCAACGCGATTAAGGCGCAGCAGCAACGTGCGAGCTTAGGCGACATCGCGCTCCAGCAGCAGCAGACGGAACTTGCCAATCAGCAGGGTATCCAGCAGACGCTAGCGACTAATCCGAATGCCACCAGTGCTGATTTCGCGAAGTACGGCACCCAAGGTCTACAGGCCTATGGTCAGTTGAGCGAAAGCAAACTAGCTGATCTCACCAATCATCTGAAGGAACAGTACATTCGTTCCGGGATTGTGGCCTCATCGGATGATCCAGTTGCCGCAGCCAAGCGATATGCACCTGAATTTGTCGCGAAGTATGACGAAGTACACGGTCCTGGAGCCTTCGACCGATTGACACCGGATGAGGTCAAGCAGGGCGCTGTGAATATGAATCAGCAGTCGCTCAGCGGATTGCAGGACCCGCAGAAAGCCGCTCAGGATATGTTCGAGGCTACGCAAAATTTCTACAAGCAGCAAGGTCCTGGTGGTGAACTTGATCGTAAGAAGATGGAGATCGATGCCGCTAACAAGCGCGAGTTATTTATTCAGGCACAGCAGAACCAGCGAGACTTAAAGCCCGTTCTGAATCCTGACGGTACCGCGACCTACATGCCTGCGAATCAGGCATCAGGTAAGACTCCCTATAACAATGCGACCGCAAGCGCGGGCAGTGTGACGGATCAGGCGAAGGAATTCGCCTATCAGAAGTTCAAGCAGACCGGTGAAATGCCGCAATCTGGTCGCGGTGGGGCTGCGATGCAGGCCATGTATGCAAACTACTTCGCCCAGCGTGCTGCTCAAGATGGTGATTCGGGAGCGAGCATTGCCGCACGCGGACAGGCCTTCAAGGCCCAGCAGGCCGTGCTGAAGGACTTTACAAGCGGGCAAACGTCGAGGACGTTGAACGGCATTAATACCGCTGTGGCGCACATGGATGCGCTCTCTCCGCTCATCGATAACCTCGATAACACACGCTCGCCGTTGTTTAATAAATTGGTAAACGTCTTCAAGCAGCAGACGGGTCAAACTGCGCCGACCAATTTCGCGGCCCTCAAAGAATTTGTCGCTGGCGAGGTGGCGAAAGCAGTGCTTCCAGGCGGAGGAGGCGAGGGGGAGCGGGCTGCATTGTCAGGTCCGCTCGCTGCCGCTAATAGTCCTGCCCAGCTCAAAGAGGCTGTCCAAACCATCCAGAAAGCACTGGCGGGCAAGACCGAAGCCCTACGCAATCAGTGGGATATTGGTACTCAAGGCACTCAAGGACCGTTCGATAAATTACTACTACCCCCGACCAAGAAAGCGCTAGGGATTGGAATTCCTGCTGAGCCAGCCGTTACCCCGCAATCTCCAGCGAAGCCCGCAGGGCCAATCAAGATTGCCTCGGATGAGGATTTTGCGAAATTACCGAGTGGGACTGTTTTTGTCGGTCCCGATGGTAAAACGCGCAGGAAGCCTTGATGGGATGGCAAGACGCTCCTGAAGTTGCGGTCAGTCAATCTATTCAGCCCGCATGGGCTACGGCACCAGAAGTAGGAACAGAAAGCTCCTCCGCGCTCGATATGGCGAAAGAAGCGGGCAGCGCTTTCGTGCGCCCCATCATCAAAGCGGTGAGCGGTATCCCACTGATGGCGATGGATACGGGCGTCGCCATGCGCAATCTAGTGACCGGTAACTACGATCCGAGTAGTCTACATTCTCTGTTATTCGGTTCGCCTAAAAATACGGGAGCTACTGAACTTCCCTCCACGACCTTCAATCAGGCTCTGGATCAATATACTCGAGCCCCTGCCACGGGTGCTGGGAAGGTTGCAGAGTTCATCAATACCGCACTGGCGGGTGCGGCTCTGCCGACTCCCAAGATAAGCAATTCAGCTCCTGCAGAATTTACGAATGCGCCAGCGACGTCCGCATTGACAGGTGCTCAGCAGAGAGCATTACAACAGGGAGAAGATCTTGGCATGCGGGCGACGCCCGGACAGGCCATAGGATCAAAGCCTCTACAACAGATCGAAGCGAATCTGGAATCGCATCCCTGGACGTCGGGCCCCATAAATGCAGTGCGTAGTGCGAATCAGGCCGTATTAGATCGCACTGCAGCGCAGGCCATTGGTGAAAATGCCCCGTCAGTAGATGCCACCGTCTTAGGACGGGCTTCTGAACGGTTGGGAAATATTTTCGAATCCGTTCGCAATCCTGCGCAGAAATTGATTATTGATCCCAAAGAGACTCAAGGAGTCTTGAGTAAGATCGATTCTAACTTTGAAGGGCTTCTACCAAATAACGAGTCCATACTCGATAACAAGCTCGTGAGTAGGCTGGCATCGCTTACGGACGAGGGTAGTGTCAACGCCCAGCAACTCGGGTCACTTTCGAGCAAGCTAGGTAAAGCCGCGTATAAGCAGATGTCCAGTCCCATGGGGGACAGAGATCTAGGACAAGCGCTCTATGCGGTAAAAGATCATGTCGATGATCTCGTTCAACGTACATTGACCGGCGAAGAGTCTTCGCTCTATGCCTCCGCGAGACAACAATATCGTACGTTGATGCAGCTCACGAGCAGGGTGGGAACTGTGAATCCCTCGACTGGACATGTGTCTGGAGCGACTCTAGCGAATGTTCTGCAGCGCGGGGATAGACAGGGATTCCTCTATGGTGGAAACGAATCACCGCTCTATAACGCCGCAAGATTCGCACAGGCGTTTAAGCCCATCGTAGGTGATTCGGGTACCGCAACTCGTTCGGCGAATCTATTCAATCCAGTCGAACTGGCACTCGGTATTCCGGCCAACTTAGCCACGCGCGCCTATCTAAGCGCGCCCAGTTCGCGCCTATTGCAAATAGGGAGCAATGCTGCGACCCAGTTGCCGCAGGCAATCCCGCCGAGTGTTCTCGGCGGCTTAATCGCCGCGCAGACGAGTGAAGCGGGCCAGTAGTTCGGCTGAATCCTTTATAGCCTTACGTCTGTAGTATTCCCTCCACCAGAAGGGATCACGCAACTTCCTCAGACATGAAATGAGGATGATCGTGCCAATCATTGCTAATGCGGTTTCCATAGTATTTTTATAGGGGTTTGTACCTTGGCGATCTTGTTCTCGCCTTACTTCCGCGCGACTGATCAGGCCAATCAGCCCGTGCCGGGTGCGTTTCTGACCTTCTACGCTACCACGACCTCAACATTACAGCCAATTTGGGCCGATCAGGGGTTGAGCGTTGCATTGTCAAATCCGCAGCAAGCTGACGGCAACGGGGTTTTCAGTGCGATCTGGCTCGATGATTCATTACCGCCCTATAAGATCGTCCTACAGCATCCCGATCAGAACGACCCCACGATTCCCGGAGCGATAGTCTCCGGTGCTTGGGGAACGATTGATCCTTATAACGCAGCCTTCGTCCTGTCTCAGACAACGGTCGCGAACGCTTTTTACCCGCGGACGAGTGCCGAAATCGCCGCGAGCACCACGCCCACCTTTACCCTCTATGCTCCCAGTCCCATGGCGGATGTCCGTCGATATCTCACGGCCTGGGACGATGGCTCAGATCAAACCGCGGGACTGCAAACTGCGATCAATATGGCCTATTCGCAAAAAGGCCGATTGATCTTTCCGAACGGACTAAACATAAAGTGCTCCGGTGTCTCACTCCCCATGAGCGGGAACGCGGGCAATCAGGGATTCGCCATAGAGGGTCCCGGATATCCGGGGGCGTTGATCACAAAAGTAGGATCGCCAACCGCACTGTTTACCTTCACGGGCGCAACGCCGACCGGGAATCCCACTGAGTCACCCCTCATTATCGAGGGATTCTCCGTCAACGGCGTCGATAATACCGCGCACGGAGTCTCTTTGGTCGGGATTGGAAGTTGGGCGCTACGGGATCTGCGTCTCTACAACTGTGCGGCCGGTGTCAACCTATCATCTGCCCTGAATGGGCTCATCCAGAGAGTCGAATCAGTCACCAATCACTACGGACTTCTGGCTCAAACGGACGGTGCAGGTTCTCCCTGTAATCGTGTATCCGTCCGCGACTCCCGTTTTCAACTGAATACTACGCAAGGGATTTACTTAAGCAGCGGAAGCGGTTGGCTGATTTCAGGCTGTAACATGGAGGGTAACGGAACGGCTGCCGATACGACGACCGGAGGGATGCGAATCCAGTCAGGGATTGCAGGCATCTTAGGCGTATCCAATGTCGCCCTCAAATCGACCTGGTTCGAGAGCAACCTAGGGCAACCGTTCAATGTCGAAAACTGTACCGGACTCATCCTCTCGATCGAGGACTGTAACTTCCTCTCGGGAGAGAGTAATCGCGAAGTTAACATAGATGGAGCTTCGCGAGTTCACATGGCGCGATGCTTTGGAGGAGCCGGCGGAGATATCTTCACCTTTGGCAGCTCGATCTCAAGCTTAGACCTGGAACAATGCAGTTTCAGCGTTCTGAATGACACGAGCGTAATGCCGTTTTACAAGTACGTCCAGACCAATGCTGCAGTCTATAACGGCCGTCTGGATACGACGGGATATACCGGAACTCTGACGGGAGTTACGGCTACCACCACGGGTGCGGTCTATGTCACTCAGCAGGGAACTTCAATTCGATTGTTTGTGCCTAGTAACATTATAGGCACTAGCAATACCACCGCATGCACGCTCACCGGGATGCCAGCGAAGTACCGGCCTTCTGTGATTCGACGGATCGACTGTTACTTCAACGATGCGGGGGCGGATTGCGTTGCGATTGCCACCATCGGGACAGATGGCGTCATCACCTTTACTAAACCGGGCGGCCTCACCAATAGCGGGAATAAGGGTATCCCTGGAGGCACGCAGTTCCCGACTTACGATCTATAAACAACATAAGGATATTCGACGATGGGGGTCGCAACATGGCATTCCACTGGCCTTCGGGAACGCACCCGGATGTGGCTGGAAACTCTCATGGACAACCGGAGGTTGGACCCGGACTACAATCCCCAGGACGACGTGGAGGACCGACTAGCGCGGATCATGGCAAAATCGATGCGCGGAGTTCAAGTCGGAACCTACAACGAGGGAGGAAACGGGTCATGGGGAAAATGGATCATACCGGGGCTAGTGACCCTGGCGGTGATGGGGGTGGGGGGAGGGATTCTGATGTTCGGGAAACTCAGCTCCCTGGAAGCGAAAGTGGAGAGTTTGCAGGAGCAGGTGAATCGGGTGGAGAAGATCGTCGAACCGAGGTACCGCGGCCAGTGAGAATGGGGTCCACCACCAGTTCACCGGACGAATCCGTCAAGGATAATACAGCTCCCGTTCAAATCGTGCGATTGAGTCTACCGAAAGAAACCAGAGAACTGATCATCGCCATTGTTATGGCGGCATCTGTGATTACTAACTTCGTTCTATGGGGGAAGCTTCACGATGCGGATAAAGATATCCAAACCCAAGTGTGGTTGCGGGACGATGCGCTAACCAAGTTTCAACAAGGGCCTTTTGCCGATTTGAAGGCTCACGTCATCGCATTGGAAAACTGTAGGAAGGAGAAATAGCATGTCAGGCGGCATCATAATTCAACGCAGGGCGGCCATCGTGCCAGCCGTGACCGATCCGAGTCTCTATAATTCTCTACCGCCTGCCTGTAAGGCGACGGTAGATGCCATCGTGGCCAAATTGCCAGCAGATGTGACCGACTTCGATCTATCGGTATTGGTAGCCATGCTGCAGGTCGCCGTGCACTGTTAGATGGAAACACTGCAATGGGCCATGGGAATCCTGGTTTTCGTGGAGACGGGCCTTTTGGGATTCCTGGGTGCCAAACTCTGGGCGCATGTGGAGAAGTGCGCCCATGTTTCCTCTGATCTAGGTCGGATCCAAGCCGATCTCGAACGCATGAAGGTGGATATCGGTACCCACGATACGGGGATGCGCGGCGAACTCCATCAAGCAGCCAGTTTGGTCTCAGCGCACGAACTACGATTGACCATCCTGGAGCGACTTAAATGACCGCCGGCAATCTATGAATAATGAGGTGACGCTCCGAGAGTACGTCGATGTACGTTTCGATGCGCAGGAAAAAGCCGTGCAATCTGCGCTCACCTCCGCCAAAGAAGCTGTGACTAAGGCCGAAATGGCGACTGAACGCCGTTTCGAGAACTCCAACGAATGGAGAAACACAGTGGAGACATTGCAACGTACCTATATGCCCAGAACTGAAGCATTACAACTCTTTACATCGATCACCGAAAAGGTCGAATCGGTGCAGAAGTTTTTATGGATGGGGCTCGGGGCGATGCTCGCAATTCAACTGTTTCTCGGCATCGTATTTGTCTTCATCAAACGGAGTCCATAACCATGATTTCACCCTTACTCGTAGCCTTCATCGTCCTATGCATCATTGGATTGATCCTCTGGGGAGTGAATCAAATACCAGGCGTCCCGCAGATCATCAAGGTTGTCATTTACGTCATTGTGGGCGTGATTCTCTTGTTGTGGCTGCTTCAGTATGTACAGTCAGGACATCTAGGACATCTGGGGTGAACGCGATCGATTTAGTCCTCGCCAGACTGCCCTCAGAAGAGGGTCGCAAGCTCTATCCCTACGATGATGCCACTGGATTACGGGTCCGCGCCCCGAAGGGGAAGATCAGTTGGGGCGATGGCTTCAATCTTGAAGAATGCGGTTCACAGGGCCTCTTCGAAGTAATGGACCGCTACCTGCTCGAGCAGGAACAGATTCCGTTACTTGCATTGCCTTGGTATGCCGCTCTTGATCCGGTGCGCCAATCGGTTTGTCTCGATATTGCTTATAACGCAGGCGTTCACGGACTGCTCGGCTTCCCGCACATGATTGCCGCGCTTTCCCGGCAGGACTGGCCAAATGCTGCTTCCGAATGCAAAGTGACTAACCTGGAGCTCGCCGGCAGGTATGCAGTGCTCGCACAGCTTCTACTCAACGGATGAATAAGAGCCTGCATCTGCAATGGGCCGAAGCTATTGATGCCTATCGCATTATCCCCAGGGTATTTCTTACGGCGTGTTTCGTGTGGACGGTGTGGGTATCGAATATGTGCCTGATATGGTACTTCCACCTCAGTAAGGATGAGCGCGGACTAGAAGCATCAGGCTTCGCCTCAGTGGTCTTCCTGACCGTCTTCGGCTTCTTGCGCCTGGTCTATACCACCTATGCGGCCACGGCCCGTGATTGGAACGCCGCACCGCCCTCAGTGACCTCTACGACCACAACGACTGCCACCGGAGTCAAGCCATGATCTACGCCAAATTAGGGGGTATTCTGGCAATGATTCTGGTGATCTTTGCACTCGGATACCGCGTCGGAGAAATGCCCTATAAGGCCAAATATGAGGCCCTACAAGCCGCTGACTGGAAAGGGAAGTCCCAAGGTGAGGAGCTGGCCAAAGAGACGCTTGCAAGGCAGCTCGTGCAGGTACAGGCCACATCCCAGAACAATGCCGATGTCATGCTGAGGTTAGCCAATGAGAACGCCAAGACCGTCCAGGATCGCGATGCTACTGTCGCTCGCGTGCATCGCCTTGAGCAGTTGCTCGCTGCCACGGCAACCCGAACCGCCTCAAATCCTCAAGTGCCCCAAGCCGGTCGTGGACCGGTCACTCCTGATTCCAGCGGAGACACAGGCATTGGACGCATTGGAGAGCTTCTTATCGCAGCCAGAAACGAAGCTCGGCGGAACGCCACCAGGCTCAACGCGTTAGTGGCTGAGATCACGCCTCAACTGGAGTCACTACCGTGATGACAATAGCCGTCGTTCTACTGGCGATTATCTCGCTGCTCGAGCATATCCCTATTCGCTAGCTTGCGGCTCACCCATTCGGGTCCGAGTTCACTTTCTCCAGCGATCGTCCTACCGCTATCAAGCGCTGTATTGTACCCTCTCCGAGCACCTACCATATATCCCACCAAAGCGCTCAAAACGATTAAACAGAGCCAAACGATAGTCATAACCACTCCCTACTTGTTATTTCCCTCGGCCAATTTCCCGTGATGGATCTCGTATCCCGGTGGATGAGGCATGCGGTCCTGCACAAAATCCTTTGCGACGACTCTCCCAATGGTCTGATTAGTATCCGCACGTATCCTGGTGTTGTCGAGCGTCCAGATCTCTCCCGTCTTCTCCATGGCGACTACCCAGTACAGATGCTCCTCGATGTGGTAATCGATCAGGAATAACGCCAGTCCATAGTCGTTCATGTGGGGAACCCACACGTGGAAAGTAGGATTCAACTGTAGGATCAAGGCGTCATTCTCCACTAGCCACTGGTCTCAGAGTTAAGAGGCACGCCCATGCCTTTGGGCTCACCTTCGATGCAGATGGCAAACTCGCGCCAACCATTGCTCCCCAGTCGTCAGTGTGACGATCTTAGCTTCGCCAAAGACTCCCACCAGGGAGGGCCCAAAAAGCCGCTGACAGAATCCCAGAATATCTGGGCGTTCATGCAATAGCGGTTTATTGGCCATCGGCACGTCCGCTATCCGCGCCTCTATCCCTTCACGCAAACAATCTGCTTCAACTCGGCCACGATCTCGACCAAATCGCTCTGATTGGCCATCACTTCGTCGATCGACTTGTACGCGCCCGGAATCTCGTCGATCACGTCCAGATCCTTTCGGCATTCCACACCCGCAGTCTGCTCCTCCAAATCCGCCTTCGTGAAGCGCTTCTTTGCCGCACCTCGGCTCATTTTTCGGCCAGCGCCGTGCGAGCAGGAACAGAACGACTCAGGATTACCTTTGCCACGCACAATGAAGCTGCGCGCACCCATTGAGCCTGGAATGATCCCCATGTCGCCTTCGCGAGCCCTGACCGCTCCCTTGCGCGTCACGTAGACGTTCTGCCCGAAGTGGTTCTCGATCGCGACGTAGTTGTGATGACAGTTCACCGCATGCTCGGTTGTGACAACCGGCAGGCCCAGCGACTCCGACAGCGCCTCCTTGGCCCGCTCCATCATGATGGTGCGATTGGTCATCGCGTAGTCCTGGGCCCACGAGAGCGCCTTCCAGTACACGCCGAACAGTGGCGAAGCCTCCGGCAGGTAGGCGAGATCCGGATCCGGCACCGTAATGTGCCAATCCTCCATCGCTTCCTTAGCTTTCTCGATGAAGTAGGTCCCGATGCGGTTCCCGATCCCACGCGAGCCTGAGTGCAGCATGAGCCATACGCAGCCTTCCTTGTCCAAGCAGAGCTCCACGAAGTGGTTACCGGTCCCGAGCGAGCCGAGTTGCCGCGGACCTTGATCCACCCGGTTTAGTACTTTCGGCTGATCCTCGAGAAGCTCGACGAACCGCGGGTCGATGCGCAGCCGCTCCCACTCCGAAGTGACCGCAGCAGGCGATTGCTCTCCCCATGCGCCGCGGTCGTTGGGGCCGCCATTGTCGGTGCGCCCATGTGGAATCGCCTTCTCTAGCGCGCTGCGTACGCCCGCAAGGCTGTCGGGCAACTGTTCAGGCGTGATGTTCAATTTGTGCGCGACCATGCCACAGCCGATGTCTACGCCGACGGCAGCGGGCACAATAGCGCGAATGGTCGGGATCACCGAGCCAACGGTCGATCCCATACCCCAATGGACGTCCGGCATCACTGCGACGTGCTTGTGGATGAAGGGGAGGGTGGCGAGGTTGTGAAGCTGCTGCATGGCAGACTCTTCGATGTCCGTCGTCCACACCTTTACCGGCGCAGAGCCATCGTCTTTGAATGTCGTTAGAACTGGCATATACTTCTCCTCACCATGACTGGCATCGGCAACTTACTCCGCCCCCTCCCGCCACCACCCGCGCTCTAGAAGCGTCTGGGTGTAGCTCAGTCTGGTTAGAGTACCGAGCCCGGAACTCGGGGGCCGCAGGTTCAAATCCTGCCACCCAGACCAACCTTCTCAACAAATGCCCGCGTGGCGAAATGGCAGACGCGCTGAGCTTAGACCTCAGTGCCTTCGGGCGTGTGGGTTCAAGTCCTACCGCGGGCACCAATTCAACCATCGGATCGACGCTGAGCGGCTCTAGTTGTCGAACCAAAAGATGATGCGTTCCGCACCGACCCGCTTGATAGTGTCCAAGTCATCGAAGAAGCCTTGGTGGAGAAACTCCCGCACGGTCATTTTCTTCCCCTCGCCAGGCTCGCATGTCGCTCCGCCGTCGAAGGAGTTAGGGCCCTCTTGCCGTGTATAGCGCCGATCTTCCAGCTTTTGTTCATAGTCGTATGCCTGAAGTTCATCCAGGGTCAACCATGACGGTGTGTGTGCGTCGATGTCCCAGGTCTCGTAGTCGGCCTTGACCTCTCGGCTGGCGTCGGCTGGGAAGCCTCGCGGCTCAGTGATTGGTGTGACCGCCGAATAATTGCGAACGCCAGCCAAGAATGCGAACGTCCCATAATTTCGGTTATGTAGTGGTGGTTCGGTATAGCTCGATCCTTCCCACCTGGGCTTTTCAGGCAACTCAACCTTGACCCACTTGTCTCCTTCACGTCGTTCTGCGTGAAGATGTATGTCACATCCCATCGGGACTACCTCCGGTTCTCTGAGCGTGCGGCTTCTCGTCACCACGCCCAATTCCGAGTAACTTGCGCGCATTTTCGTGTGCGGCACAGATGCATGGCCCCATGCCATGTTGATACCCATTGTGAGCGCGCACTAGGTCGTAGAGTGCCTTGAGCGCTGCGGCTAAGTCTGCCTCGACTTTTGCTTTTCTACTCACCGCCAGCTCCCGATTTCGCCGCTGTTACCATTTCATATTCGCGGATGCGCCCGTAGCGATGTGCTCACCTTCATGGCCGTCAGGCTTGCAGCACTGCTTACCGCGGTACTTCTCCTGGCAGCGCATTCCAGGCTTCGGCGGTTCCTTGGGAGAATCGGGCTCTGACTGCTTCAGCGTTCGCCAGTTCGCTGGCTTTTCAATAAACATTTCGATATCCGCTCGAAGTAACTCTGCGGAAGCTGCTTCGAAATCCAGATCAGATTGGACAACCTCTCTCAATAGAGACTCAGCGCGCTGTAGACGGCCTAGAGCCGTTCCCGGTTCGGCCGATGTTCCTTGGAGTGCAGTTGTAGCTGCATCTGCCATCCATTTCGCCACCGGCCATTGGCCAATGCTGCGAACAAAGGCTCGCAACCGCTCGTTCTCGCGCTCCAGCCGCTCGATCTCTGCGCCCTGCTGCTCGACCTTGCACTGAATGCAGCCTGCAATCGTGTCGGCCTGCATAATGCCGACTGCTGCGCCGAAGACAGGATGAGTGCACCGCTGATTTGTCATCAGAGCAACTCCATTACGGCAGCTTCGTCAGCCGAGCGACCCGCAGCGAAGTGAGCCACAGCCTCGTTGTAATACTCTCCGCGGTACTTGATCGCTTGACGCTCAGGCATACCTGATTCCTTCAGGTAATGCTCGAAGTCCTTCAGCCACGCGGTGAATTTCGTATTATCGAATGGCATGACTATCCTCTGAGTTATCCCACTCGAACATTTCATCGTCCGCAGCATCCCGCGGGTCCTGAGTAAGGCAAGTCGAATCAAGCGATTCGATAGCCGCCAGCATCCTGTCCTCTGGATAGCCACGATCCACCATACGCGCCTTGTAGAGCGCTACCCATTGATCCATCGTGAGCGGCTTTGTCATGAGCGTTTCACCTGAAAGTAGCGAACCTCGGGCTCTTTCGGCCAGCGAGGCTCGATCAATCCTTTCTGTACCATGTCGTCTACCTCGGCTGATGTCAGCGGATCGTATTTGGGCAGATCCGCGGCATAGTCCAGATAATGAAGACCACTCCCGCCTCCATGGCCGTTCGATCCCTCATAAAGCATGTGAACGCGCCGCCCGTTGCGCATGTGTTGCAGCACTGTCAACTGTCGATTGTTGAGCGAGACGGTCATGAGTTAACCGGTGGTACGTCATGGCATTTGACCTGGATGAGAACCTCGCCGCTGTCCTTACTAGGTACATCCAACATCCACTTGAACCGCGCGGTATCGCGCAGCATCCGGCGGTTCGGATCGTAGCGCACCCAGAACTTCACTGTTCTGAGAGCAGGCGACCGTTTGTTGCCTTTCACTTCTGAGTCCTCCGCTTCGCCAGCCGCTGTGCCAGCTTGATAATTCCAGCCGACAGTGACCCTTCTCCAAACTGCCGTATACGCTCTGCAAGGCTCGGCGGGATAGTCACCTGATACCGCTCGCCGGTCTC